AATACAATCTCAGAAGTTGACTGTCTTTCAATAAGAGAGGCTGCTTATGTTGGGTGTGTTCCTCTTATATCAAATAGCAACGTATTTAGTGAACGTGCTGGTATTCATATAGAAGGTGATATAAACAAGGTAGAAACCTTTTATAAGGCATTTGAAGCTATAAGAGGATATTTGGAACTACCCAATGATAAGAAAAAGGTCTATACGCAGGCACTAAAAGAAGCTTCCATACCACAAACCTGGACAGAAGTTGCGCAAAAATGGATAGACGTAATAAAAAGCCTTTAAGCCCAGCTTATCAAAATTCCAGGTACTGACTTTAATTTTTGACTAGTAGGTAGGTTTATTAAGCGTACTGTAATATCGGGAAAATTAACCTTTAATGCATCAATAGCTTGTTGAAATTGACTGGCAACAGGAATTTGTTCAACCGTGTAACTAACCTTACCTTGCTGAGCGGCAGCCAATACATTATTTGTTACTGATGTAACAAAATTACTTAACGCAAGTGCATTCTGTTGATTAATATATGCTTGACGATATTGACGTAAGAAATCGCGTGTATAAGGAGGCTGAGGATTGCTCATTATTAAGACAAAATAAAATAAAACCCGGCGCGCCCAAAATGCGTATTTATACTCTAGAACACAATAAAACATCATGAGCTCCTGGGTTCGTCAAACTCCAATCTCTCCTCCAAAAAAGGCGGAAGAGTTTAATCGTTTACCCAAGGTTCTACCGGAAATGAAAAATACCATAGAGGAGGTATTACCCTATCCCACACCTTCTAGATTTTTCCTTCCAGGTTCCGGTCAACGCTTGGTTGACGAAAGTCCTAAGGCCCGCACCAAGGTCGGTGAACCAGAGTTTTTACCGATTTCAGATTCTGCCAAGAATGACCCAAACTCTATAAAGACTTTTGATATCGTAACAACGGTAAAGAGTAGAAATACTAAGCCAAAAATTTTACCCAGAAAACCAGAGCCTTTTGTGTCACTAGCTACGCCCAAATATAATCCACTTCCGTCATCTATGCCAACAGTGGTACGCACCTTTGATAATCCCTCTGTCAAGGCCCCGTCAAGTCAACAAAAAACTACAAAGCCAGCTGTTGCAAAGTACGAAACGAAGTACGAAACTAAGAATAAGCAAAGTGATAAAAAGACGATTCCTCAATTGGATGCTTCTAGTAATCCAAATATTACTATTGTAATTCCTTTATACAATGGTGTAGAATTCTTAGAGGAAGCTCTCCAGTCAATCAAACGTCAGACTTATCAAGACTGGAAGGGCATCATAGGTGTCAACGGTTACGGTCAAACAGGTGAACCAGTGTTGTCAAAAGCAACAGACTTAGTTTACAACGCTGGTCTGGCTAAACGTATTAGCGTAATTAATTTACCAGATGTTAAGGGTGCAGCCAATGCTATTAACCATATGGTAGGACAATCCACAACTCCGTATATTGCACACATTGATGCCGATGACTTGTGGCTTTCTAAGAAGTTAGAATATCAAATGAGTGTTTATGAGCAAGACCCGACAATCGGAATCGTAGGTTCCATGTGTAGATATTTCGGTGACAGCAATGATTTCAAAATCTTGACCCCAGGAATGTTGACAGTCAAACCCCCTTATCCATAGTTCCATTTTGATTAAGCGTGAATTTGCGGTTTACAGCGACGAATTCGTTGCCTATGATTACGACTGCTGGGTAAGAAATATTACAAATGACACCAAGATTTTCAATATCAACAATATTTTGGTTCTTCACCGTATTCACAGCAAGTCCTTTTACAATACCTCAGGTAAGCAGGACCCTACCGCAATTCAGCGTAAGTACGGACTTGATAAATTAGAAATTAAGCCTTAAAGTAAACTTACCGTCAAATAACGTCTCATACCTAAGTTAAGTACTCCCTGATAGGGAGTACTTAATTTCGGTATGATAGTAACCATGTCAAATACTTAGATTAAGAACGCCCTAGAAAACGTTATTAATCTAAGTATTTGACGGTAAATTCAACTATTTAACGGTACTTAACAATAAATCGCAACGCTTATTTTAAGGGAACCAGATGAGTTCTTGGAGCAAACAGCCACTCAAAATCCAACAAAAACCTGGCTACATTCAAAAAACCCCTGAAGGTAGCTTTGACTCCAAAAAGACAAAGCCACCAACTGTGGTAAGCGCCTACTATGAAGTTCAGTCTAGAGCCGACCAATCGACGTATAAGGAACGCATGCGTCTTTTTTTGACAAACCTTCCAGTCTATCTTATTTTCTATTGTGAGCAAGACCTGGTACCCTTTGTTCAAGAATGTCGTAAAGACTTCGGTGACCGCACCATCGTTATACCCTTAAATCGCACTGAATGGAATGCGAATATAAAATATGACGAAGCAATATGGCAATCACAGTTAGAGAAAGACCCAGAAAAAGAGCTCCATTCAGTGGAACTTTACAAATTATGGTATGAAAAAAAGGAGTTTGTAACAACAGCTATTGAATTAAATCCCTATGAACATGACGATTTTATTTGGATGGATGCGGGTATAATTAGAGAACAGGCTTTAGTCAACTTGATTAAAAGTAATTTTCCAGTAGTCAACAGAATACCCAGCGACCGTATATTACTTCTAAATGTCAAGCCATTCACATTTGAAGATGAATCTAAATCAAACACGACAAACAAAATTACAGGCGATTTCTTACGAAAAGACCGTATTGGAGCGGGTATTATTGCTGGTAACAAGAATGTTTGGTTAACCTGGTCAGACCTTTATGATAAAACAGTCAACAGATATTTAGAAGAAGGACGATTTATTGGCAAGGAACAGTCAATTATGTCAACACTTGTCCTTGAAAATAAGAATCTTGTCAGTCTAATCAATCCGCCGACAAATTTTAGCCGTCGTTGGTTCTATAGTTTAATTTATTTAGGCGTAAGTGAAAAAAGGTTCATAACATTAAATTCCTTCCAAAAAAATACCTTTGATTCATATCAATCCATTTCAGGAATTCCTGAATAAGAAGATGAATCATCATCGCAATCCATCGGCCCATCGTTCCATTCCATAAAGATTGTCATAGCCCTAGAACAATACTCTTGATTCATAGGCTCAATATGATATATTTCACAATGTGAACAATAGAGCTCAACATAATCTTGAATATGTTCACTACACAATACATAGACAACATTTTCGTTTATTATAACGAAGTGCCGTTCTTCCGACAAGTCACACAGTTTACAAAGTTCATCCATATCTGATTTTAATACTTAGTATCAGATATACATATAGTTCAAATTTTCATAGACGTCCCTTAAATTGTTCTGCAGTCATGATGGGTACTCCAGCAGCTAAAGCCTTTTTGGTCTTTTCATTCGATACAGACGCATCCTTAATAACAAGTATTGTAACCTTCTTACCAAAGGTGTCAGCTAATTCACCACCCTGTTTGACGACTTCGGCCTCCAAATCTTTAGGATGAAATCCTGTAAATAAGACAACTTTACCCTTCATCTTACCAGCAGAAACAACCTTAACAGGAGTCACAGCCTTGGGCTTGACACCAAGGTCCTCCATAAAGACCTTGAATTCAGGAAGCGTTGATACAAAACCCTCAGCAGATTCGCGCGACCATCCACCCAAGCTACTAACCTTGTCTACCAAATCAGGAGTTGCAACCAAGTTTTTGGGTACGATAGTAAAGGCCAATTCCACACGTTTTGTACCAATACCGCGTCCGAATATACCAGAACCAACCGCCCATTGTGTAATAGTGGCTTTGGTAACCGCTTCCTCAATTGCAGAAACCAGTTTTGCTGCGGAGGCCTTCTTATAGCCGTCAACATTAGAAACAAGAAATTCCTCATTCACAGATAGCAATTGTGGTATTGTTTTTACACCTGCATCATATAAACGAACAATGGTACCTTCGCCACAGAAACCGATATCCAAGGTTTGAGCAAAATATAAGAGCGCCTTTTTCTCCATATCAGGATTTCCAGATAGTTTATCTAGAACAGCGTCAACATGTGTCTCATTCCAATGCCACTTAAGTTCAGGCATAAGGGCTCCACCAGGTGCAGCCGATTTCACCGTCTTGATATAAGGGATTACATCACCGGACCGTATAATCTCAATAAAAGCACCAGGACCAATTCCATTGGCTTGAATAAATTGTGCATTAAATCCGGTAGCATATTGAATGACAACACCGCCAATGTTGACAGGTTCAAAGTTGACAGTCGGTTTAATGTATCCATCCTTGGAAACTGTCCACTGAACTGTCAACACCTCTGTTACGGCAGCCTGGTCAGCAAAACTCATCTTAAAGGCAAAGGCATGTTCAGGATTGCGCCCAGAAACGCGTGGCCAAACATGGTCATGATTGATAATAATACCATCAATTTCATACTTACTAACCTGTTTGTGTTCCGTCAAAATAGCGCTTAGCTTCTCAATTGAAATATCAGAAGATACACCCCATTTGGCTACTATAAAGTTAGACTTCTTGTCCAAAAGTGTGAACTGTTCACTAGGTTTTAGTTCACTAGGTACAATCACCTCATATGCAACAAACTCAATTAATGCCATTTCAGCCTTGCGCTCCGCCGTCAACGTTTTTTGATTTGCCAAACCACTAACCATTTGTCTTGCACCACGTTTCCCCTCCTTCACCTTATCATAATTAGCCTTACTCACAATTAGCTCACCGCGTACAGCATAGTTATCTAATCCGGGAAAATCACCTATTTGAATAAATGGAAGCATATAACTAATATCCTGACCGACACTACCATCTCCACGTGTATATAGACCCCGCACTCCATCTTTTTTTGTAACCAGACCCGAAATACCGTCCAATTTATCTGAAATACAGACCGCGCCCTTGTACTTGGTAAGCCATTTTTCTAAATTGTTCTTATCGGGCTTAATCTTATCCATGGAACCAAGAAAATAAGGCAATCGTATCTTATTTTTCTCAACCTTTGCTCCGACGGCCTCAAGAATTTCCGAATTACCGAATTTCTTACCCAAGGTTTCCCGCAGTCTATCATATTCTTCATCGGATACCAAGGAAAGGCCCTCATTATAATATTGGTCGCCTAAATAGGCCAACACTTCTTCCAATTGTTTCTTAGTTAAAATATTCATGGTGTTATAAAAGTCTTTCTTCAAGGCAGTCAAGGTCTTTTTCGCTCCCGCTACAGTCATGTTCTAACTAATCCTGACGTTTTCTTCTTAGAACCTTTTATTCAATTTTAAAAATCAATCCAAGAATAGAAAGCAATGGCCCGTGCGGCAACCCAATACATATCAACACGCACTTTCAATAATGCCTTTTATAGTTATGATGTAAATTCAGGTCTAACTCTAAACACAAGTTCCACTAGTGACAATTGTCCTCCAGGACGTATCTTGAAGGAAACCGGTCGTAAACTTTATCCAGGCATTCATCCATCTATCAAAACAATTATGACAGGTGTTTATGACGCAGTCACCTTGATTAGTGGATTTATAGATTCAAATGCTGGTATATTTGCTCTTTATAACGCTCATAGAGCCCCAGAATTAACAGACGGCTTAGACTTCAATCCTAGAGGTACAAGTCAGCAAGAGGGTGTTGCTCACAAGGGTCAATCAGTATACACATTAGGTGATGTGGTAGCGGGTGGCCAGTTCTACCCAATCAATACGCAAGATATTTCCGATTCTACTCCCATCATCAATGCCGATTTTTCACAAACCTCTAATTATACTATTACCATAACACAAGATACTGAATTAAATGCCTTAGTAGTACCACCCAATAAGGGTACCATGATATATTTATCAGTAAGTGGAAACGGAGTAGCCAAACTAACTCTCAATATAAATTTTGACGGTGTCATCCAAGAAGTAGTACCCTATGCCGGCTCTAAAATAGTAATAAGTATGTTTTCTGATGGAACAATTCTATATCCGCTATCACAATCGACACCAGGTGTTCCCCAAACCTCTATTTATGAAATCGTCGTTTTTTAGTCAACATAATAATAAATTACCAATTTAATGCACTATGTAAGCGTAGTACTTATAGGAGGCTTCGCAAATAGAATCTTTGTGATTCATGCAGCCCTAGAATATGCTAAACAAACCCATAAACAATTTGTCCTGATAAAAAAACATATGATAAATGACGCACACGAAGGTCCAGATTTGACATTAAAATCATTGGAAAGTCTGTTAGGCCCCTTTGAATATATATCCGACAACACTAACACCACGAACTGGATAAGGGTAAATGACCCCGATAATAATGCATTTAGCTATAAAAAGATACCAACGTATGTAAATCAATCAGTCTTATTTCATGGATACTTTCAATCACCTAAATATTTTATATCAAATTACCCTACAACACAAATAAAGCAAAAAGAAAAAAAACCTAACACATATTTTTTACATATACGTTTAGGCGACTACTGCAATCACAAAGATTATAAAATTCCTCTCAAAAAGTACTATTCAGAAGCTATTATGCAAATTATGGAATCAGACATTCAAGCCAAATTTCTGGTTTTTTCGAATGAAAATCACAAGGTTGAAAAATTCATAAAAGACAATATTCATGTACCTTTTGATTACACATTAGCAGAAACACAAACCGCATACGATACGCTTTTAGAAATGGCTTCTTGTTCAGGGGCTATTTGCGCTAATTCAAGTCTTAGTTGGATGGGTGCTTACTATCAACAAGAACCCCGTAAAAATATCTACATGCCTTATCCGTGGATGAATCCAAGTAAAAAAAAGACACACTTTGACCTTTATCCCGATTGGGCCATAATGATAGATTTGACTAAATGAATAAAAATCATCACCATATATAACAAGACATGTTCACAGAACCAATTTTAATTGAGGAAGGCTTGGACAGAGACCACGCTTATTTAATTAGTCATTTAGGTATATTAAAAGTATTCGCATTGTGGGGACTCTTAGAATCTATACTCTATTATATGACAAAGGGTAACAAGACCAAAGAAGTTCTTTGTCATTTATTTATTCTTGTTGCAATATCATTATTTGCCTATGCCTATCCCGATATGAAGGAGAACTTAACGTAATAAAAAAAGATTCTGTAAATAGAATGAAGGGTCTATTTACAGAATCACCGCAAAAATCCGAAACAAAATATTTTATTTCATATTTAAGCGGTGGTACTGCGTATGCTCCCGAAACTATTGAAAAGGGGCTCAAAAATACAAATGTCGTTTATGATAAAACAGGCTCTATAATCAATTGTAAGTCATTTGTTGACTTAAATTCATTATATTTAACAATTAATGAGCAATCACCAGCACCTATTATCATGGGCCAGCAATGGCTCATGGAAGACTTGAATAAGAAACTTGTCTTTCAAATCAACGGTGAAACACAACAGATACTTAGACTTGTAAAAAGAAAGACAGGTACAGTGACTAGTCATAATCAAACATCAGTAGCGTCAAATTATGATATTTTTTATGTACCCACTTTTGTCAATTTTGATGCATCTTCTCCAGATAGTATCTTTGACGCAGTTTATGTAGCGCGTACTGGCTAATCGCTATCAGAACCGGTTGACACCCGACGCACCTTTTTAGTGGTCCGATTTGGTGGTTCAATACGAAATACTGTCTTACCAGCAATAGGCTTAATAATTTTTAATGCATTAATCTCTGAAATATCACCAGTATCTGTATTATAGGTTATTTGTGATTTAGAATTCAAAAGCTTCTTGTCAAGTGCATCTACAAGAGCTAACAAAAGGTCTACACGCTCCTGTTGACTTAATTCAGTTTGCCTTTCAACATAAGCACGTAATAGACGCATACGAAGACCGCGTTCTAAACGTAACCAAGGTCTATGTACAGCAGCCTTTGATTCAGCATCTAACAAGGCCGATAACATAGACTCTGTACTCACAAGATTGGTATTTCGTTCACTCACAGGAGCTGGGCTACCTGAAAGG